ACCGAAGAAACGAACGAAGCCATATCCGATTCCGCAACAGAAATGTCGGAGGAAGTCCAGAAAGCCTACGAGGACATGAAAACGTCTATTCAGAACAACTTGAAAGGCGTTGTAAATGCATACGAAGATTTTTCGGGCGGTGAAGAGATTTCGGCAGAAGATGTAGTAACACATCTGCAAAGTGCAGCAAATGGTGTAGATCAGTGGGCAGATAACCTGATAACCCTTGCAGGACGTGCCGGAGAGGGCATGACGAAAGAGTTTTTCTCATATTTGGTTAATCTGGGGCCGCAGAGTGCAAATCTTGTTAAAGCGTGTACGGAAATGACAAAACCACAGTTACAAGATGCAGTGGCAGCATATTCTGAGAGTGGCGGTGAAGCGGCAGAAGCCTATTCAGAGAAATTTGCTGCCATTATAACCAACTGGGACAGTACTGGTCAGGAGATTGTACAGAAGGCTGGTGAGGTTGGAGAGAAGAGCGGCAAGGAACATACAGAAAAGGCAAAAAGCGGGATCGAATCCGGCCAGAAGGAAGTCACGGAGGCGGCCAAGAAAGGCGGCGAGGAAGCCGGAAAAGAGTCGCAGAAAGCAACAGCGGACGGAATCCAGCAGAATTCCGGGCAGGTGTCACAGACGGCTGGGGATTCCATGAAAAAAGCAGCAGACACGGCAAGGACTTACCGAAGTTCTTTCGAAAGTGTTGGCCAGAGCATGTCAGAAGGTGTTGCAGTTGGAATCAACAGGGGATCACCTTTTGTACAGAATGCGGTAAACAGCGTCCTCCAATCGGCTGTAAATGAAGCGGAGAAAAAAATAAAAAAGAACAGCCCGTCCCATGTATGGCGTGATGAAATCGGACTCAGCATGGCTGAGGGTGCCGCAGTCGGAGTTGAACGCGGTGAAAAAATAGTAAATGACAGTGTTGTAGCTATGGCGGACTCATCACTGGAAACCGCAAAGGATACACTTGAGATCCATTCACTGTCCAAGGTTTTCAAGGACGAGATCGGTAAACACATCGTCGGAGGTGTGATCAAGGGCATTGAAGCCGAAGTCCCGAAGCTGAAAAAGACCATGAAAAAGATGTCCGAGGAAGCTGTCAAGGCAGCCGGTGAAGTGGATGCGGCAAAGGGCGGTTATTCCGATGCGGCGTCTGCGATCATGGAATCCATCACCAGCGGGCTTGACAAGCGTCAGGAGCTCCTGGTTTCCAAGCTGGATAACAAGATTGACGGCTATGTGGATAAGGTTGTAAAAAAATACGAAAAACTGGCCGAAGACAAGAAAACAGAGGCGGGCAACACCACGGATGCAGCCCAGAAGAAAAAGCTCCAGGAAGAAGCAAAAAAGCTCCGGAAGAACGCCAAAAAGATCAAGAACTATGCCAACAAATACACATCCGCGTTCATGGCTGCCCTGAAAGAAGGGACAGAGAAAGCTTACAGTAAGATCGAAGACGACTTAGACAAGAAGCTGGACGAGATCGCAGACAAATACCAGAAGGCTTACGACCAGATCATATCATTTCGGGACGACATGAAAAAGAAGATGTCAGAGCCGGCCAATATGTATGACCTGGACACCCAGCTGACACAAGTCGAGCGGTACCAGGAAGGTCTGAAAAAGCTCAAGGACAAGATACCGGAAAGCCTGATGGACCAGATCCTTGGCATGGACCTGAACGAGGCAGACAACTTCGTGGAGCACCTGAACGCAATGTCAGCGGAAGAACTGGCGGCGTACAAGGAGAAATGGGAACAGCTGCAGAGTTCGTCCAAAACCTACAGCAAGGAATTTTTCGAACAGCGTCTGACAGACACAAAAGCCGGATGGACGAAAGAAGTGGAAGAGGCAGCCAAGACCGCACAGGAAGCAACCGAAGAAGCCGGAAAGAAGATCGCCAAGAGCCTGATCAAGAGTCTGAATGGCGAAAAAGAAACGCTGAAAAAATCCATGCGGGGCATTGCAAAGGATATGATCGAAGCGTTTAAAAAAGCGTTTGGGCTTGAAAAAGACGGCAAAAAAGCAGAAGGCAGCAAAGCGACAGCAGAGGCAAAGGGGACTGGAACTGTAGCTTCGGGCAAGACATCAGCAAAGAAAAAGAAAACGACTGCCAAAACCAAAAAGGAAGAAAAAGAATGGCAGGTATACCGGGAAACAAAAGAATATGAAAAAGCCAGGAAGAAAATCGAGCAGGGCACCCAGGCGGAAATGCAGGCAGTCATGGCAGAAGTGGAAAGGATGCAGAACACAATTGCAAGCCTGGAATCCATGGGTGCAAGCCCGACGGTCAACGTGTCATCACCACAGATCAGCCTGGCAAATAATCAGCCGGTGCAGTTACAGGCTGAGATCCATACCACGGTCGACCTGGATGGAAGGACGGTGGGCAAGGCGGTCACACCCTACGTCAATGAAAACATGAACACAATACGGAACCGGCAAAGGAGGGGAAGCTGATGGATGTACAGATCGGAAAGTATAAAATGGGCGATTTTGGGCTGAAACTGTTGGGTGTGGACCTTGGTACGCCGTCCGTCCGGAAAAGTACCGTGACCATCCCCGGCAGGAACGGTGCACTGGACCTGACGGAAGCCATTACCGGTTTCCCAGTGTACGACAATGCAATACATAAGCTGACGTTCGACTTCAAGGACGGGACTTACAGCACCTGGCTGTCAAAAGCCAGTGACATCCGTGGGAAACTGCACGGCAGGCGGCTCCCGGTCATCTTCGGGGACGACGGCTATTATTACGATGCCAGGGTAAGCGTGGACAGCAGCAAGCTCAACCAGCATTACAGCCAGATCGTAGTCACGCTGGATGCAGAGCCGTACAAGCTGGCACGGAAAACGTCACTGGATGACTGGGAATGGGACAGCTTTAATTTTGAAACGGATATCATCAGAGACTATAAAAACATCCCGGTACCGGGTGAAATCACGGTCGTAGGGGATGTGATGCCGACGGGGTGTGTTTTTGAAGCTTCGGCGGCGGTCACAGTGACATATGACGGAAAAAGCTACCAGATCCCAAAAGGGTACAGCACGGTGCCTGATATCCTGATCACAGAGGGCAGCCATACCATGCAGTTTAAAGGGGATGGCGGCACGGTTTCCGTAGAATACAGAGGGGGCAGGTTCTAATGTATAAGATCACGCTGGATGGTTCCTACCTGTACCATCCGTGGATAAGAGGCCGCCGTATTACAGAAGGGGCACTGACCCAGGAAGTCAACAAAAACGGCTCCTGTGATGTCTCGATCGTTTTGGACCATCCGCTTGCGGCATCCGTCCTGCGGCGAAAGTCCATGCTGGAAGTGGTTCGCTTCGACCTGACGGGCAGTGAGAAGACGATCTACCGGGGCGTTGTGATGAACACCGTCGAAGACAGGAACATTGAGATGGAGATCCAGACAGAAGGCGACCTGGTATTCTTCCAGGACAGCATCATCCGTCCATTCCACAAGACCGGCACGGATGTACCGGGAAAGACAACGCCAGGAAATTATTTCAAGTGGCTGGTTAAGAAACACAACGAACAGGTGGATGATTTCAAGCAGTTCCTGATCGGTCAGGTGACTATTACCGGGGAAGCGGCAGACCGGGAGCGGAACGATTACAGCACCACGAGGGACATTCTGGATGAACTCGTCACAGAAAGCGGCGGGTATATCCGGACACGAACCGTCGGCGGTGTGCACTATATTGATTACCTGGCAGAATATGAACAGGCAGGCGGCCAGGATATACGGCAGGGGCAGAACATAATTGATGTTACCAAGAACGTCAAGACGGATGACCTTGCAACGCGTCTGATCCCGCTCGGGTCATCGACGTCAAACAACGAATGGCCGGTCACAATCGCAAATGTAAACGGTGGCAAGGATTACCTGGAAGACGCGGCAGCCGTGAAAGAATACGGCATCATCACGAAGACCGTGGAGTTTTCCGAAATACAGAACCCCACGAAGCTGAAAGAAGAAGGCGAAAAGGCGTTTAAAAAGATCAACGGGGCAAATCTGGTAACAGAATTATCTGCAATCGACCTGTCGGATGCCGGTTATGATGTGGATATGCTGCGGATCGGTGAAAAGGTTTTTTGTGCAGCACCCACGTACAACATACAGCAGCAGCTGCAGATCACGAAGAAGGTGACAGACCTGTTAAAACCGGCAAACAGCAAGGTCACGCTTGGCGGTACGGCATTAACATACACACAGCAACAGCTGCAGGCAGGGCAGGGGCGTGTGAAGTACACAACAATAACAGCGATAACAAATGGGCAGATTGATGAAATCTGTATTTATAGTTAAAAGAAAAGGAGAAAATATTATGGCAAATTTTTTGGATACAGCGGGTTTGACTTATCTCTGGAGCAAGATTAAAACAGCATTGTCAGGAAAAGTGGACAAAGTAAACGGTAAAGGACTGTCTACGAACGATTACACGACAGCAGAGAAGAACAAACTGACAGGAATCGAAACCGGTGCGAACAAATATGTGCATCCGAGTTATACGGCGAAAACAAACGGACTGTACAAAGTGACCGTGGATGCAACCGGACACGTATCTAGTATAACACCAGTTACTAAGACAGATATCACAGGCTTAGGCATCCCGGCATCAAACACGACCTACTCTGACTTCAAGGGTGCAACAGCTAATGCGGCAGGTACACACGGACTGGTACCGGCACCGGCGAAAGGCGATACGGGTAAACTTCTGAGCGGTAAAGGAACATGGGAAGCCATGACAATGGCCTATGCTGAGGAAGATTACACGCAAGCATCTGTTGGTCTCACTTTTGCAGGAAGTACCGTAAAAGCAAATATTCCAGTTGCAACTACTGGTAATATGGGTCTCATGCCTCCAGCGATGTTTTCAAAACTGAATGATTTGCCAACAGAGGCAGATTTATCTGGTATCTATGCGAAGAAATCCGACATTACAGGCGTGTATAAGTACAAGGGTTCCCTGACAGATGCAACGAAGCTGCCGACTACAGGGCAGGTTACCGGTGATGTGTACAACCTGGAAGCCGCATCTGATTACGGACCGGCAGGCACCAACGTGGCATGGGACGGCAAAGCATGGGATGCACTGGGCGGTCTGTTCGTGATTGATGCAATCACCAACGCTGAAATTGATGCCATCTGCGTGTGATCGAATTGATATAGGAGGAAGAGACATGGCGTATCTGGACAAGACAGGACTTACTGAGTTATGGAAGAAAGTGAAAAGTTATGTGGATGCCAATGCCGGAGGAACACAGACAACAATTACAGGAAACGCAGGATCAGCTACAAAACTCCAGACGACACGGGCAATAGATGGCGTTAATTTCAATGGTACGGCTGACATTGCCCATTATGCCGTGTGTTATACGTCAGGCTCTACCGCCGCAAAAACAGCCAGCCTGTCGAACTTCAAACTGGCAACTGGTGCAAGAGTGTTCGTGCGGTTCAGCTATGCGAACACGGCCGGCAATCCTACACTGAATGTCAACAGTACCGGAGCGAAGCCAATCTATTACCGGAACAGCAACATCCCTGCAGAGCTGATAGATCAGTACACGGTTTTGGAGCTGGTCTACAGCGGATCATACTGGTTTGTAGTCGGAAATATGAATATCCTGACCAAGGGCGACAGCATAAATATTGAATGTTTCACGGCTGGCTATGTGACATCCGCAGGCAAGGAAGTGCAGTTCTGCATTCCGGTATCGACACCGATTGTCGGCTGCAGTTCTGTTAGCATAGCATCGGCAACCGGACTGCAGATCCGGCAGAATGGGAATTATATTTATGGTGGCAATGCATCCACGCTGGTAGCGGCATCGTCCTACCGGGGCGTTGTCAACCGTAATATGGTATCTATTGCCGCAACGATGCCGAATACAACCAACGCAGTCAACAATGCACCATGTGGTGTGCATGCGGCATTGAAGCTGACATTTTCATAGGAAAGGGGAACAGGAATGGCTATAACAGAGAACTTAAAAAAGATACTGGCGGCAGTCTACGGGCGGGATGTCCGGCAGTCGATCCATGACAGCATCCAAGAATGTTACAATAACGCTGAGGCGTGTAAGAGTTATACAAATGAGCACGTAAAAGATATGGAAACAAAGATGGCAGGTATTACAGGACAGAGTAAGGCGTTGATGGCAAAAACACGCAAGGATGTCCGGAATGTACAGGCAATTTTTTCAGTAGAAAAAACAGTGTCTATCACAGACGGCAAACTGTGGGAAGCACAAGATGCTGGCAGTTCGTGTGTACTTATGGAAGGGGCAAAAACACAGTGTACAACACTGAATGTACAACGAGGCGAACGGTATATCATACATACGAGCATGGTATCACGAGCCGGTAGTGGACGCGGAAAATATCCGATTATTTTTGCAGTTGATAACAGCAGTGCCGGATTCACAATGGTTTCAGCTGTAGAAATCGAAGAAGAAGGGGACTGTGATTATATCGTTACTGTTCCGGATAATGCAAAGTATATGATGATATCAGCCAACGAGAACGGCGAAGGTATCTGGGTGCGAAGAATCAATGTTCTCACAGAGTAACAAGAAAGGAAAGACTAACGAGGATGAAAAAAGAAATGGTTTGCACGATCACAGGAGCAATCGGTGGGACGATTGCTTATTTTTTTGGAGGCTGGGATCAGGCTCTTGTAACTTTAATCATTTTCATGGCAATTGACTACATATCCGGTCTGATTGTTGCCGGTGTGTTCCACAACAGCAAGAAGACGGAATCCGGAACACTGGAAAGCCGGACAGGCTGGAAAGGTCTGTGCAGGAAATGCATGACGCTGCTGTTTGTTC